GGTTGAGTACGCACGGCCCTTAGAGAACGCCAGCAGCGTGCGGATCCGCACCGGGCGCTGCAGCGGGTAGACCGCCGGGCCTGCGGTGGGGTTCCGGACGGGCGCGCCCGCATTAGAATAGGTGCGGCCGGCTCGCGGCTGAAGCTGTGGCAGCCTGGCACGTACCGGCTGCTCGAGTGGGTAGACCGGAGGCCCGCGTACTGGGTTGATGATGCGGCTGCCGGGTGACGACTGAATGCGACCCGACCTGAACTGCACCGGTGGCAGGATGAACCTGACCGGGCTCGTCTTCTGCCTGAAGACGGGACCTGCAGTGGGATTGCGGACCGGTGCGCCGGGATTTGAGTAGCAGCGCCCACGTATTGGCAGCTGGTGCGGAGACGATACGGGGTGACGCAGTGGGTAGAAGGGTGGCCCTGAACTGACAGGAGGGACGAACGGCGCCCGGAATGCCGGTGTTGAGTATGTCCGGCCTCGCGGGCCGTTCTGCGGGATTGGTGCCTGCGAGAAGCTGTCAGTGACGACAACTGACCAGATGATGATGACCTGGCCCGCAGCACCAGTACCACCAGCGTGGTTGATGGCGCCGCCGGAGCCGCCACCAGAGCCAGCCGACCCTGGCACCGTGCCATTGATGCCAACTACGAGAGCGCCGCCACCTGTAGCGCCTGCCGCACCACCACTGCCAGTATAGGCAGCTAGAGCGGCGCCTGCCGTGCCGCCCGCACCAGCACCGGTAGAGGCACCTGTGCCACCACCGCCACCCGCACCAGCGGAGCCACCTCCACCAGCCCCGCCAACTGATGCGTTGGTGACGCCGGTGCCGCCAGGACCACCAGCGAATGTGATTGAGTTGGTGCCAGTCGTGCCGCCGGCTGCACCTGCCTGGCCAGCTGACGATGATCCTGCATTGGCAGTGACGGTTGTCGTCCCACCGGTGACGGTGGTGTTCGTCCCAGTGCCGCCGGTCCCGATGGTGATGGTGAGAGTGGTGCCCGGCTTGACGCCAGCCAGCGCCAGCTCGCCAGCGAAGGCGCCACCACCACCACCGCCACCTGAGTGAGCGCCGTGAGCCGAGACGCCACCACTGCCGCCTTCACCCCAGGCGAGGACAACAGGCGGCCCCGCTAGGTTGGCCGGCGCAATCCAGGTGCCAGAGACACTGAATGTCTGCTGGAAGACCTGGGTTTGCGTCCATCGCGTACTCAAGATGCCGCCTTAGCACGGCACGGGGGTGAGCCAGCCACGTGACTCACCCCCGGTATTCTCGTGCTTTAAGGGCAGGCAGGCCTCCGGCCGCACTTACCAGTGCGTGATAAGGTTACTCGCTGATCACGAGGCCGGGCATGAGGCCCACCGCGCTGATTGAGCCAGCGGAGCCGAGCTCGTACGTCACCGCGACGAGGGTACCCGGGCCAGGGCCTGCGTTGATCTCGAAGCCGGGAGTGAACCACTCGCCCCAGTTCGCGCCGGCGGTGGCCGGGGTGGTCTGCTCCCACAGGACGGCTCCTGAGGTCGCGTAGGTGCCGGTGCCGCTGCCGTTCGCAGTCGAGAACAGCCACGTCGACGTCGCTGTCGTGGTGGACTGGCCAATGGCCGCCACCGTCGCGGTACCGACGAACAACCCGCTGTTGGTGCCCGACACTCGGCGAAGCCGCCAGGTGATGGTCCCATTCGACGGGTAGCTCGCGCTGGATCCGCTGATGGTAGCGACGCGGATCGCGGAGATGTTGAATTCTGATGTGCTGCCACCAACGAGGATTGCGTACTCAGTGCCGACGACGCCACCGGTGCCGACTCCGATACCGGTTACTGAGTTCACATCAACGTTGTAGACCCGGCCGATAGCCATGCCTAACTCCCTTTTTCTTCCGGTATCCCGGTGTTTTCCTCAGGCTGGCTGCAGCCTGCGGTTTGTCAGCGCCAAGATGGACCTGATGTCATCCGCCATCTGGCTCTCACGCCAAGCCTTGTACGCAGCCTTATCAGCTGCGTATTTCTCTGATGCTCCTGCGTAGGTGGCGTCCCCGGGCACCTGGCCACTTGCCGCATTGACGTGGTCGACGGCGACCGCGCGGAGGTGCCTGATCCGTCCCGTGCCGCGGCCGAGGTTGTCCCAGACGTTGTCCACGTAGTAGTGCTCCAGGCTAGGCAGGCACATCCAGCCCAGCTCCTGGACGATGTCGCTGGACATCACCACCGCTTCGGGAATGTCCTCACGGACGCCATCCCAGGGGTAGGTGAAGCCGGTGCCGCCCATGTCCTCGATGCCGCGGCACAGCGCCTTGTCGAACCCGCGTGTTCGCGGGACGTGATCGTCACCGAAGCTGGCGAGGTACTTGTAGTTGCCCGCCTCTTGGACGGCAACCTTGTTCGTCCAGGCAGCCAGCCCCAGGCGGGCGTCGATGTCTAGAACGTCGCCAGGCTGCCCCGCCTTGTGGATTACGTGCTGGTACTGGCCGACCTCAGGGTCGTCATTATCGACCGCAGCATATACGTGCGTCTCGAGCCTCTTCAGCTCGTGAATTGAGTCGAGAAGCCGAGCCAGGTTCTTCGGCCGCCCACGGGTGGGGGTGATGATCAGCAAGTCGCCCGTCATGTCTATCCTTCACTGGTATCTCACGCCGGACCCAGGCTCGCAGGTATATCTCCCGGTGCCGTGGGTTATCCCAGTCAAGCTCACCTGTCTCGATGAGCTGCGTCAGTTTCTCGCTCAGCACTGCATGACACCTAGCCCGTACGTGCCTGCGACGTTCACCCACTTACGGCCTGTCTCCTGGCAGTATTCATCCAGCGCCTGGCGCACCGGTGGGATGCCCTTCGGCGGGGTATAGCCGGGCCAGGAGAGAAGGTCGGTGTCGTGGAACAGCGCCACCCCACCGGGAACCACTCGAGGCACGTAGGCGTGAAGCTCCGCCTTGACGTGCTCATACTCGTGGTTGCTGTCCACGAAGAGGATGCCGACCTCACCGGGCAGCTTCGCCTGCGTCTCCGCTGCCAGGTCGTCACCCTGGACGAACGTCCACCGCTTGATGTCCTTCCACGGCTTCATCCCGTCTGGGTACCTGAGGACGTCGTCGATGTCAGCCGACCAGACGTGGCCGCCTGACTCCTTAGCGCCCGCCAGGAAGGCGAGTGTGGAGTTGCCGCGCCGCGCGCCTAGCTCCAAGACGCGCACGCTGGGGCGTGACCGCGCCTGCTCGTAGAATATAGGCAGGTACTCCTGGATGTCACTCCACCGCGAGAGCCTGTCGAGGTAGCCGTCGTAGACGGTGGTGACGACCTTCTCCAAGTCTGAGCTGTACCGCAAAGCCAGCGCCACTACTTACCTGGCCACGGGCCGTAGAAAACTTGGCGATGCCGGTCTTTGTACTCCTGCTCGGCTAGCTCATCGCACTCAGCGTCTGTCGCCTTGATAGCGTGGAAGACGCTGCGGTTGCCTTCATACAGCCGAGTGACATTTTTCACCTCAGCGAATCCCGTCGTCATCAGCATCGCTGCCACAGCTGACGGGTTTGGGCTCCACCAAGTGGTGGGATCGTTGTTGACTTCACCCCCGGGATGGAACACAGCTGCAGGCCGGAGATCACGCATCGTCTGAGTGTCGATGACCGTATCGACGATAGCAAGGCCGCCCGGTTTCGTCATCGAAGCGACCTTCTCAATCGCCAGCAGCGGGTGCTTGAGATGATACAAGACACCGAGAAACAGCACCACATCGAATCTGCCTGCATGCGGGTCGAGATCGTAGACGCTGACTTCCAGTGGCTCGACTTTCGACCCGAGTTGATCTCTGGCGAAGTCGAACGCTGATCTGCCTGATGTCTCCCACACATCAGAGGCGACGACTCGCTCAGCACCACGCTTCTCACACTCGAACGAGTAGAACCCGTCCCAGCAGCCGATGTCAAGCACAGACAAGCCCGTCAAATTGTCCGGGATCATCATAACGGAGAGTGCAGCGCCCTTGCCGTTGATACTCGGTGTGAAGATACCAGGCCGGAGCTCAATCGAGTGCCACCAGAAAAGCTTACCTGCCGCTTCTTGCAACTCTTCGTCTGTCATGTCAGACAAAGACGATCTCCATCGAGTAGTCGCCTACTTTTTCGCGAATTGCATTGGCAAGGTTGCTCACTTGATTCTCTCTTCTAGTTCAGCCATGCACGGCTTCCAGAACTGCGTGAAGATGCGGTCGGCGTCGAACAGCAAGCCGAAGTCGCGAGCCTGCTTGGCCGGCATCTCACCGTTCTCACGGGCCTGCCAGGCGGCTTCATACGCCTGCTCGATGTCACTGACGTCGGGCCTGACCCACCAGGCACCGTTCCCATTCGACCAGAACGGCGTCCCCGACACCAGCCAGCCGGTGCCGCAAAGCTCTCGCATTGATGAGCCGCTCGTCGTCACCACGGGGATGCCGCATGCCTGAGCCTCGATCAGTGGGAGGCCGAAGCCCTCAGCGTACGAGCACAAGGACAGGATGTCGAGGCCGCGGTACCAGGTGGCTAGCTGCTCGCGTGAGATCGCGCCGGTATCGTAAAGGTACTGGTCAGGGAATGCCAGCGCGTGCGTGATCCCCATCCGGGCCGCCATGCCCATGAGGTTCAGGCCGGGGTTGGCGACAGGCACCGTGTGAAGTGACAGGACGCTATCCGGGTGCCGGGCGTGAAACTGGCTGAACGCCTGCATCTGCTCCGCGAGCCCCTTGCGATGCGGGTCGCGGTTCATCGCGCAGATCCCGACGACGAAGGTATCGTCACCGTTGATCTCCGGCACCGTATCACGGTACGGCTGCCTGTCGCCAGGCGAGAACACCGCGGTGTCGACACCGTGCGGCACGAAGAGGGGGTCAGCTCCCTCAGCCCTGATCACCTTCTGGCCGTGCTGGCTCATCGCGATGGGAATGCCCTGGCCCTCGCGCAACACGGTGACATCCGCCTCACCGAGAGGTGCGCAGTCGACCGGGAACCAGTGAGCGACGTTGACCTGCGCTAGTGCCTTCGCCGACTTCAGCAGGCCGAAGACGTCACACAAGGTGATCATCAGGTCGGCCTGGTGAAATTCATAGTTCTGGATGATCACGTCATTGCCGGCGGGGTCACGCACCGACGGCAGGACGGGGAAGCCCTCCCACTCAAGGATCGAGCCACCGAAGCTGTATGGTGCCGCGATGACGACTTCGTGCCCCAGGCTGGCTATCCGTGGGACGAACAGCGCCGTCTGGACACCGTAGCCGGACCCGTTCCAGGGGGCATTTGAATGCCAGATGATCTTAATAGGTTCTCACGCCTTCCAAGATTACGACTCGCCGCCGAGCTCTTCATCTTCTTCGCCGTCTTCATCACCGAAGACGTACGTCGGCTCGACACCGGCTTGCTTCTGGATCTCCTGGACCTGCTCTTTGGTCATCAGCGTCTCGTCGTCATTGAGGAATCGCGCCACTACTCACCTGCCTCTTCATACGCATCTTCCGGCCAGACGATCTCACTCTCGTCCCACTTCCCATCGGGCCAGTACCAGACCTTGAGCAGCGTCCCGTCGGCGTGCCACTCCGCCCGCCTCACTCGGCGGCAGGCACGCAGGTGCACCCCACCGCAGTGGATGCAGGCCTCTCGCCCCTGGACGTTCCCCTCCAGGATCATCCTGGCGTCGTGACGCTGCTGCGGGGTCAGGTCGGCCACAGGCTGCCTCCGGGAATAAGTGTTTACACCGCTCAGTTATACGAGGTGAAGGGAAGCTGAAGGGAAGGGAACGGACGTGCCAACCACACGACAGCTGGCGATGGAACTCAGCGACTACGCCGGCAACCACTACGGCAGCGGCAACGGCTGGGAGATCATCTATGGGATGAGCCTGGCTGAGATCGAGACGGTGATCGCCGGCGCGACGAGCTTGCAGGCCGCATACCGGAAGGCGCGGCAGCACATCAGGGTTGTCCAGGGCGACGTGCCCCCGCCGCGTAACCCGAGTGAGCCGGGTGCAGAACGCGTCATCAAGATGACCACCGCTGAGTACCAGCGGCGGCTGGCTCCCCCGCCTGACTACTCACAGGGCAGGATCAAGTGCTGGGAGCTGGTGGTCGAGGCGTTCGGCGTGATGGGCGTCCGCACCGGCAAGGGTGAGTACGACGCACCCATCATGCAGCACATCAAGAATGCCGGCTACAGCGTCGAGAAGCTGCCGCAGAAGGACCTGGCACCGGCGGGCATCACCCCGACACTGGCGGTCTTCATGGCCGCTCACACGAAGGGTGACTGGGTCGTCATGACTCACGGGCACTGCATGGCCATCCGCGACGGCGTCATCCACGACACGTGCCGGAGCACGTCCGTCAAGAAGCGGGTGATCGGGGCCTACCGCATCCAGTCCACGAAGCTGACCCCGGTCACCAGCTGCGGCCAGTGCCCCGACCCCATCGTGTTCGGCGGCCACTGGGCTGGCGGCGGGTATGAAGACCGGCGGCCGTGCCCGCACTACCGGCGGCAGCCGGCAGCCTGAACGAGAAGGGGGAGCCTCAGCCGAGGCTCCCTTTTCTCATGCCTGCCTGTCTCCCACCGTGGATGTGTACCGGCTCGCATTCATCGCCATCATCGTCGCGATGCGGTTTGCCCTGATCTGCTGCTTGGCGAGCTCATATTCGTCATCAATCGACTTACGCCCCGTCCTGCTCTGCCCGGGTACCGCCATGACGTGGCCCGACCCGACAGGAGCAAGACCCGGTGGCATGTTCACCACGGCCGCGAACTCACGCGCTGAATCCGGCGACTGTGGTGACCCTGTCACCCGAGCTGAAGAATGCGGATGTGGCGCCTCTCTAACTGGAGGCTTGGAACCGGTGAAGCTGTCCCTGGCGCCCTCCGCCGCACGAGCCAGGCTGTGCCGGCCGGCCGCATGCAGCAGGAATGCGGCGTTGTCCATGTGATCCTTGGCAGTGCTGAAGCGGCCCTCTTGAGCCGCCGTCCTCGCTCGGTCGATGGCGTTAGCCGCTTCTGTGCTGTGGTTAGCGGCAAGCCCTCCCAGCTCATTCAGTGACCGGTCGTGCTCGACCGTACCCGCGTTGCCGACGTGAACCCACCCGTGGGTATAGCCGTGCGGTCCTGCCTTCTCGAGCTCGCCTTGTATCCGCCTGGTGAAGATGTCCTGCTTGGCGTCATCATACGAGCCGAAGAAGCTGTCATGCGACATGGTGATACCTGCTGACTTGAGAGATGGAGGCAGCTCCACACCTGGGAACTTGCGCTGAGCGATTTCTCTGAGCCGCTGGCGGATGCTCTCAGGGTCAGCGGCGTGGTGAGCCAGGCTTGCTGCTCGTCCCAGGTCTTTGGGGGTGATGATGGGGTAGCTGCGGTGAGGCCCGGCGAAGTCCTCGTCTGGCAGTGAGTCACGGATTGAGCTGCCACGCTTTGAGCCGCGGCGGCCCTCAATCTCATCTCGGATCGCCTGGTGAGAGCGAGAAACCTGGCCATCCTTGCCGAGTGCCTTGGCCCGGCGCTGGAACTCCTCGTCGGTCTTCTCTAGCTCCTTGTCGCTGAGTGACCGTGCTAGCGACCGGCGCTCCTTCATGGTGCTGATCATGTTGAGCTTGTCGGCGGCGTGGCCAACTGGCTTCGCCTTGCTGCCCGTCCGGATCCGGCGTGCCTTCGACTTAGCCTGCGCATTGGTCAGGTTACCATGAGCGACCGCACGGTGCAGCTGCGCCATCTGCTTGTGATAGGCGATGGCTTCATCACTGCTGCTGGCGTTCGCCGCCTGACGGTGAAGTCGTGCCGCCTCCTTGTGACCGGCCACCGACGAGGCACTGCCACCACGATGAGCCAGGACGTTGTCGGTGACCTTCTCTGCCTTGTCCTCGGCGGCTTCATCCTTGCCGACACCAACGTAGATCCAGCCATGAACGTAGCCGTGCGGGCCGGCTTTCTCCAGATCCGGTTCAGAATCCTTGCCGACCGCGGCCACTCGCGTAGACCGCCTTCTCGCTAGCTCTGCCTCAAGCTCCGCATCATTGAGCTCCTCCAGTGTCTTGCTCCGGTTGAGTCCCATGCCGGCTTCAACCTCAGCATCACTTGGAGTCGTGGGGACGCCAAGGCCCTGCTCAAGCTCACGGATGTGCGCGGCGTCGGAGTGAACTCGCTTCGCCTGGTCCATCCGAGCGATCTGGCGTTCAAGGCCGGTCTTGACCGTCTCGAAGTTCCGGTACTTTTTCTTGTCGTAAGATGTGCGAAGAGCCGCATTGCGCCACGCACTGTAAGCCTCCTGAAGACGCGCCTTCGCCTCAGTAAGGTTCCCCTTCCGGACCTCATCCGAGGCGACAGCGATCTCGTTAGCGGTGTCGTGGTCAAAGTAGCTGCCGTCGTGCGTCATCACGTCTCGCGACATGTTCAGGAGCGCATCTGCGTGCCGAGCAGATCCTAGCTCCTTGTCGTTGACGTCCCACTCGCCTGAATCTAGCTTGCTGTCAGACGACAGCGTGTAATGCTCTCCGTCGATCTTGCTCGTGCGGCCTTCATCATTGAGGTCACCCTCTTGGTGACGCCTGACCCACTCATCCATGAACCGCACTCGGATGTCGTGTGGGATGTAGGCGTTGTTGGCAGACCTAAGCAGGTGATGCGTCGGCATCGACCGCGGGTCGATGCTGGCGGCTCCACTGTTGCCGTGGTAGGAAGGCGGCCCTGTGAACGGCTCACTATCCTTATACCAGCGGCCACGGCGATCACGCAGCTCTAGTGGGTTGAACCGCTTATCAACCTTCTTCGCCGCTGCCAGCCGGTGCCGTCGTGCGAGCTCTTCCTCAAGCTCAGCATCTGACATCTCCGACACCAGCCGAGAGTCGTTGACACCCATGCTGTCTCGAATCTCTTGGTCGCTCAGCAGCGGTGGCAAGCTGAGCTGATCCTCTAGGTCTTGCGTATGAGCCAGGCTGCCGAGCTTACTGATGTGATCGTCCAGAGCTTCTTGAGCTTTTTCCCACCCCTGCTTAGTCTCATGAGGGATGGTTTTCTTATTTCCTAGCTCGTGCTGGTAGCTGATGTAATCCTGCTGACGCCGTATTTCTTCTTTAAGCAAGTCACGGGCTTCTTCTAGCTTGCTCTTGGCGTGACGGAAGTCACCGGCAACTACTGCATTAGCTGCCTCGGTGACGGGAGCCGGCACCGAGTCACTAGCTCTGCTAAGCTTCTGGTTCTTGATGCCGTCAGCCAGGCTGTGAAGCGCGTCTGCATGATCTTGAGTTCCCGGCGCACCGTGGAAGACCCAGCCATGAGTGAACCCGTGTGGGCCAGCCTTGATGATCTCGCCTGACTCGGGGACGCCGAGGATCACACCGTCTCCAGTTCCTGGTCGAGGCCGAGCGGCATCCGGCAGCTGGGGCAGGCCAGCCGCGGCTGGCCGTTCTCCGTGGCGAGGAAGACATTGCCGCAGTTCTCGCAACGGGTGACGCCGTAAGCGTCCAGGAAGCTAGCGGTAATAAGGTCGCGGAGGTCGGTGCAGGCCCAGACGCAGGCGTCAAGCCGGTCCGGCGACACCGGGTCCATCGGCGTCCACTGGCAGAGCTCGTCTTCCAGGTACGGGAACACACCAGCATGGTGGATACGCCGCTGCTCATAGAGGCTGGAGATCGGCTCAGCTCGAGTGTGCTTGCCTCTGGTGGCGCGCACCGCTCTGAACGGGACGTTCTGGTCGACGGTGTGCAGCAGCGTCCCGATGTAGTCACCGCCATTGTTCACCTCAGCGACGACGCGGTCAGCCTTGAACTCGTGGTAGGCCTCGACGATCCTGGACATGACCTCTTTGGGTGTGCCTCGCATCGTGAAGTCAGCGAGGATGTAGCCGTGCCCGGTCCGCGCCGCGCCGGCGACGACGATGCCGGTCTGCGCACTGGACTCACCATCGGTGACGGCGGGGTCAACCCCGATGACGACGCGAACAAGATCTGGGACGCCGTTTGGTGCGATACGAGTCTCTTCAATCCAGTCACGGCGCCACAGCGCTGCGTCATTGTCCTCGAGAAGCTCAGCGTCCAGCTCCTGGCGGCCCAGCCTGGTACCCAGCAGCGGGGCGATGACGTTCACCTTGTACGACTCAGACAGGTTGCTGAGGTTGTCGACCGTCCGGCCACGGGTGATGATCGTCGTCTCACGCTGCATCAGGCCAGCTCGAGCCGGGTCGGGATCGATGACCTTCAGCAGTGGGACGGGCCGCGGGGTCGTCGCCACCACAATCTGCGTCCTGTAGTCATCATCCCAGTAGGACTTCTTCGGGAGCCGAGTGGCGATCGTCAGGTTCGACCACGTGGTGTCCGTGACCGTCCCCTTGAAGGCGTCGTTCCAGAAGCAGCTCTCGTCGCCCCAGGCGAAGTTGAACTGCGGGCCTCTAAGCCGCCATGGCTTCTCCGACGTGAAGGTCTTGAACCTGCTGCCGTTATCCAGGTACAGCTCACCCATCGACCGGTTCCAGGCACCGTCTTCACTGCCACCGCGAAGCTCTTCCTTGCGGAAGCACGTCAGCAGCCCGGAGTCACCCTCCACCATGGTGTCTCGCGCGTCACCAATCGTCCTCGCCACCAGGGCGATACGTGCGCCGGGATACCGGCGCGCCTTCTCCGCCGACCACTCCGCCGCGGTACGTGACTTGCCCCAGCCTCGGCCTGCCAGGATGAGCCAGACGAACCAGTTGCCATCTGGCGGCAGCTGCTCAGGCCGGGCGATGTCAGCCCAGCGCCGGTGGCCGAGGTTCTTCTCATCCGACTCGATCTGCCTGAGCTCGTCCTTCAGCTCCTTGAGGCGCTTCAGCCGCTCGAGCTTGAGCTCCACTACGGTGTCAGCCATCATCACCTCCAGAGCGGGCGGAATACGAGAGCGTGCATCGCAGTTATACTAGGTGAAGGGAAAAACCTAGAAGGGAAACCTGATGACCACAAGTGAAGTCGTCGTCACCTACCAGCGCACATACAAGCTCAGCTGTGAATCCGAAGACAGCGCCTACGAGATCGCGCACATACTGAAGAAGAACCCAGAAGTGCTTGAGGTCTCAGTCAAGAACAGCCTCGGTGAGTGGTTCGACCTGACTGACAGCGGAGATGTGTCGTTGTCCAGCCCGGAGGCCGCCACTCGCTACGAGCAGGCGGAGAAGCGGTCATGAACTTCAGCGGAGACGGGTACGTCACTTGCTCACAAGGGCATGACCACTGGGGCCGCTATCAATCACGCACTGTGACGGCAAGCACACCGGCCTCGTCTTCCGGCGAGGCTACCAGAAGGGAGAAAGAAGACGTGCCAATGATCCTCCGCTGGGATAAGCCGAAGAAGAAGATGTCTCGGCAGCAGTGGGAAAGCATCTCAGCCGACAGCGCCCCACCCGGCGTCTACACCCCGAACATGAGTGATGAAGACGCCGCCACCTGGCGCGCTAAGAAGTTCGGCGGCCTTAACTCACGAGTGGAGATCCGCGTTCTCAAGGGCAGCCAGGTGCTCATCATCGTGAGGCCTGATGGAAGCGTCCGCATCTCGATGAACGGGCCGGCTGAGCTCAGTGAGACTGACTGGGCTGACTTCAAGTCAGCCGTGCAGGAGGCTCAGGCGGTGCTGAGGGAGAGCTGAATGTACGCAAGGTGGCGGAGGCGGTATCTGCTGTACGTGACTAGGAACGGCCAGCACCTGTGGGAGGGCCCGTTCACTAGCCAGCGGCGAGCCAAGTCTCGGCTCAAGATGCTCCTGGACGCTAACGACCCGGTTATCATCAGCCCGGGAGTGACCATCAGCTGGCCGCCGAAATAATCTCAGCCTCTTCTCAGTTCTACCTAGTAGAAGGGAACACCAGAGGGGAAGAGGAAAGATGGTCACGCTGAAGGTCACGTACAAGCCCGGCCACTCGCGGTGGGTGAACGACCGGACTCGCATCTACGAGTTCACCAGCCAGGAGGCCGCGGACTTGTTCGCTGACGACTACTGGGACGACATCGAGTCGGTCGAGACGGCCTAAGCCTCACGTGCCCGGCGGACCTCGTCCTCCAGGCGAGAGATCTCGGAATCCACCGAGTCGACGGTGAAAACTTCAGAACGAGTCGGAGCGTCGGTGCCCATCATCTTGGCCCGGCGCTCCTTGATGCGAAGGATGCGGTCGGTGCACTCGAGGATGAACCGGTCGTCAGCTAGCGGCTCGTCGGTATCGGGATCACGCATCACCCGGCCATTTGAGACAAGCACGTGGCGCGACTTCATCTCGCGCCAGACGGTGGCCTCAAGCTCGTCGAGGCCGGCCAGCTCAATCAGCCGGTGTTCCTCAGCTGCGAACCTGGCTGTGATCAGGAGCGCCCGCTTGATGGCCGCCGCAGCCCGCCTGGTGTCATCACCCATGTTGAGCCGCAGGCAGATGTCCTCCAGGCTCCAGCCCAGGGCTCGGAGCCGCATGGCCTCATTGTCACGGTCACGGCTCTTAGACGTCAGGGTGTCGCGACGCGGCAGCGGCAGGAGGTCGTCGTCTGAGTACGTCATGATAGGTACCTCCCTTTGAAACAGGAAAAGCCAGGCCACCCGGACGGCGTGAGGAGCCCGGGTGGCCTGGCGCGCTGTGTGTGGCCGTTAAGCTCGGCATACCCACGGTGAGAAGTTGTAGCCGGCTCCCCTGTACTTGGCTACTGCCATCCTGGCATTGGTCCAGGGGTCGAAGGGATTGCCGGGGAATGGGACGCCGAGGATCTGCCAGAGGCCCGATGCACCCGACCGGTTGTAAGCCCGTGGGTTGCCGCCTGACTCACACTCGGCGATCGTCGCCGCGGCCCATTTGACGCCTGATGGGCCGTCTGCCGCGACCCACAGGGCCTCGAGGCCGCTGAAGCTGTAGATGCCGGCGTGAATGATGGCACCGCCGGTGTGCCGTGTCACCGCACTGGTGGTCACTACCCGGACGGGCGGCTTGTAGCCGGCTTCCGTCCTGAGTGCGATCCGCTCACCAGCTGTGATGCTGTCCGGGTTGCCGCCGAGGATGTGGCGGTTGGCCCAGTAAAGGCCTTCCCATCTGAGGTGGTACTTGGCCGCGATCTTACTGAGGGTGTCGCCGTGCCTGATGATGTAGAAGGCCGGCCTAGCCTGGTAACTAGCCAGGACGAGCTTGTCGTAGCTGATGAGTGAGAATCCCGGGCGAGCGACGGTGCCAGCCGCCGCGGGCACCGCCGAGGGTCTTGCCACCAGCGTGGTGATGGACATGATAAGGATAGCCAGTGCTGAGAAGGCCGTACTGATGTACCTGCGACGCACAAGTATCTCCGAGGTCAGGCTCTGCCACTCACCTGAGTGCGAGCCAGCTTCCGCCTCTTGCGCTTGCCTCCTGCGAAACTACGGCCGGTGGCTTGAAGCGCACGGCGCTTGGCAGCTGGCAGGGCAGGCAGATGAGACACCTCGTCTACTGGCATAATTATAAAATCACACCAGTGTGCTAGTGTCCATCTCCTGCTCGCCAGCAGTTGGATGACCATAACAGCTCTGTTACTTAGTTGTCCGCAGTTCAGCCGAAACTTATGAGCAGCAGGCACTTATGTGGTATGATTTTTATGAGCAGCGCTGCTCTGTCCGGTGTCGGTGGAGCAGTGCCGCTCGCCAAGGGAACGATAGGATTAGGAAGAAGCCTCAGCACATGATGACCATCAGGATCGAGATTGAGGTCGATCCCGAGGCTGACGACCCCCCGTACCTCTTCGCCACGGCTGATGAGGACACGCTTCACAGTTACTACTGCTTCGCTCAGCGTCTCCTGAGCACGAAGAAGATCATCCTGCTGCCCCCGATCCAGCCTTTCTGAGGACATGACTAACACCACACCGGAAAAGAGTACTGCCTCCAGCAAGAAAGAAGGGTTCGCCTCTCACTTCCCGGCCATCCTCGCCGCGGCCTTCGGCGCGCTGCTCGTCAGCATCCTCAGCAGCTACCTCGGCAAAGCCGGCACCATCATCGGCTTGGTGACCGGCAGCATGCTCTCCGGCTCCGTCACCTGGTGGACGGAACGCGGCATCCGCAAGTCGGCGGCCATCGCCAAGGCGAAGCGAGATGCCATCCGCCGGAAGGGACGGCCGCTCAGCGTTGAAGAGACAGCCATCATCGAGAACATCGCCGCATTCAAAGAGAACCGGCGTGGTATCGGCTGGCGGCGGATCAGCATCTTGTCCGCATTGGCGCTGGTCTTGTCTGTCACCGCCGTCACCGCTGTGGAAGCGGTCTCCGGTAAGACACTGCACGGCCTTCTCACTAGCACCAACGACAAGGGGTTCAGCGTCGGCCGAGACTACACCCCATCACCTGCGGTAACGAAGACCGTGACGGAGATCCCAAGCGCCACTCGCACTGTGGTGATCCCGCCAACCAGCAGCTCGCCGGCTGCCTCACCTGATGCGTCACCTGATGCGTCACCTGATGCGACGCCGTCATCGCCGGTGCCCGTCACCAGCGATCCAGCCGTCTCCGAGTCGGCTACGGTGACAGGGTCTCCAGCGGCTCCACTGCCTCAAGCGACGCCGGCTGAAACGACAACGACGACGGTTCCATAGAACTGTCGCCTGACAGGTCTGAGACAGCCTCATAAGCCTTGATCAAGTCAATGGCTGCGTATACCCGGACGTACCTGCCGCCCTTCCTAGAAGGGCCATGGCGCTTGCCAGCGGGCTGGATGCCAGCCAGCCGGATGAGGCTGCGGATCTGCTCAGGCTTGAGGCCGCCACCTAGCAGCATCGCCGCATCTCGCGTAGACCAGTAAGAGGGGTCGTCCTGGCTGATGACTGCCAGCCCAGCCGACGTCCAGCCTCGCTTCACTTCAGTCAAAGCCGATTTCTCTCATGATGAGGATGCTGACGTGACCCGTCGTCGAGCCGGAGCCGGCGTCAGTCACTGCACCTGCCAACGTCATAAGTGGTCCTGATACATCAGTGCGGAAGCTGATGTCAATCGTACCGTCTGCCAGCTGCCAGCCCGCATGACTGAGTGCGGTTAGCAGGTTCTCCAGCTGGATGAGAAGGAACTTGCGTACTCGCTGAGGTGACATGTCACTGATGATGCTGGCAGTCAGCCCGTCGAGCGGCTTCAAGGTGCCGCTGATGCGATACCAGTACCGCTTCCGCTCCACGTCTTCAACGACGATGTACTCGCCGGCAATCCAGCGGATGCCGGCTTCAGCTGACCGGAGGTCCACTTAGCCGGTACCTCCACAAACGTGGCTCAGGCTGAGGCCCAAACGGCACCTCTACAGGTACTGGAGCGATGGGGACCATCTCCGCAAAGGGATCTACCACCCCTTGAACATCGCTGTCCCCATCCACAGGACCGCCCCCATGAAGGCTGCCGTCCCTACTATCGCCACACTGCCTATCAGGCAGAGGATGAACGCCCATACTGGCAGTGTAATCATCTACGGCAGCGCCACTGCCACTACGAGGCACAGGAATCCCGTAGGCGGTACCCAGTCTGGGATCGAGAACCCAGTCGCGACCACCGACATGAACCACAGCGCACCGAACACAATCGCCGCGATGATCAAAATCCACCTAAGCAAGCTTCGGTCGAGTGCCACGGCTACTCCTTTCTCACTTCTGCTTCCTTCGCCTCAGCTGAGCACTGCCAGCCACATGCGGCGTATCCCGCGATATCAAGCCAGCTGTCTCTGCTGTCAGGCGACCAGGTAAGACGGCTAAGCTTAAGCAGGATGAGGATGACCGACACATCATGAGGGCGAAGCTCACGCCCACCGGGACCGGAGTAACCGAGCACACTGGCCATTCTCGCCATCTGCTCGAAGTTCTGGCTAGGTGGCCCGTACAAGTTGTTGCGATCCTGTGTGATGGCGGCCTTCGCCTCATCTAGGATCTCAGCGCGAGCCGCGAACTTGTCGGTCACTCGCACCTCACTCAAAGATGATCGTTGTGCCGTACTCCGGGTGCCCATGCACTCGGTAGAAGTCATCCCAGCTCTGCCAGATGGATACGCTCCGGTACTGCGTCAGCCACCTGATTGCGACTGTGCCATCACTGAAGATTATTCCCTCATAATCAGGCTCTGAACCAGAGTTGGTAATCCCCTTCTCCGCGTACTCAGCCGGTGGCTGTGGCCGGTAGCCCTTGAACAGCCGGCCGCGGACCGGGCTGGAGTCACCACCGTCTGAGCACCCGCAGGCGCCTCCGCAGCAGCCTCTCTGCTCCGACAACTCGATGACTTGCCGAGCCTCCTCGTCAGTGATGTCCCAGCCACCCTTGATGTTACGCTCCGCCATCCTTCATCCTCTCCAGTGCGTGCTCAAGGCACACCGAGTTGCCATTAATAAGGTAGTAGGCATGCGGAGCCGGGTCACCATACGTCCCACCCGGCACCGGCAGGCCACCAGCGTGGTCTACTGCCTTCAGGCAGTCAACACAGCGAAGAGGCCAGCCGGTTCCAGGAAGGCCCCACATTACTTGCGGATGAAGTCAGACTCCGAGATGCCCTTGGCGTACGCCGCCAGGCAGGCCCATGAGCAGAGATGAGGCCGCTTCTTCTCATACTGAGCTGGCGAGTCACTGCTGGTGAAGACGGGACCCAAGCCACTGACCGTCAGCCAGCCAGTGGGTGCGTTGGACGACCCGTAGAAAAGGCCACCGCTGTCATCACCGTTGATGGTCTCTTCCTTGTTGCAGTTTGTGCATGTGTAGACGTATCTGACCGTCATGCTCATGCTGCCTCCCTTAGCGATAACTGCACAACTCGCGTGACCGCAACTGCCGAAAACATCGCATTGAGTCACGCCGCCTCTTCAACCGGCACTCCCACGATGTTATCCTGCCACACTAGCTCAAACTGGCAGGTGAAGCTGCTGTACTCCATTACTGCTCTCGGCTTCCGCTTCTCCTCATCGAGGCAGTCAGGAGTGATGCAGATGATGAAGCCGCGCAGCGGGAACATCCGCAGCGTCTTATGCTTGCAGAAGGGGCAGGTAGGCTCACTCTTGCCGGGAAGGCGCGGCAGCCGCTGAGGGAACTCCAGCTCACCCATGGTGATCTTAGCCTGACGAAGCCAGCGGTCTAGCTCATTCACCACGTCACAGACGGCGGCGTCACTGGCCGTCTCAGCCAATGACGCCGCCGCCTCTAGAGCTAGCCTGGTATTACTGTCGCTGCCACCACGCCTCCTGACCGGAAGCTCAGCGATGACCCTGAGTCGCACCTCGATATCTCGAGCGAGCTGGTGAAGGCTCATGACTGCGAACGCCACCGCTGAGTTCCACGGTGGCTGAGAGTGGCTCACCTTGCCGGTGAACCCGTCGTCTCGCCTAACCGACTTGACTGCGATGACGGCTTCCAGCTTGCCAGCCGTCTTAAGGCACTCCACCGACGTGTCAGCAAGGCGCTGCCGCGGTGAGCTCGGGTCTTTGCGGCCTGTCACATAATGAAGTATACCACAGCTAGTACCTGATCACCCGGCAGCTGAATCCCTTAGTACGGGTATCTTCCGGCTTCACCAGTGGCTCGCCTGAGAAGGTCTTCCAGCCTCGCAGAAGCCTGACAGGCTCACCTCTCCGAGCGATCGCGCAGGCGTACATCTGGCGAGGTGGCGTCATCCGCACCATCGTCTGAGCGATCTGGATCTCCTCCGACTCACTGTCGTCAAGCTCACTGACTGCCTCATCAGAAAGATGCACAGCCAGGTCAGCCATCATGTACCACGCTCTCAGCGTCGACCTGGCCCACAATGCGATGATGATCCCGATGAGTGCGAACAGCACGATGTCGACAGCGGTCAGGCTAGAGCCGAAGATAAGGCCACAGCAGGTAAGTGACAGCCAGATGGGTATTACCTGCACCACGAAGAGTGCGATGACCTGGTTTCTCGTCATGCTGGTACCGGCGATGGCAGCCACTCTCCCGGCTTAGGCAGGTGGTCACCCGCCTCTCTCATCTTCTTCAGCATCTTGGCTTTAGCCGCCTTCGCCTTGTCACCAAGCAGCTTCTTGATCTTCTTCTTGGTCTTGGGAGGCCCTTTCCACCCCCAGAGGATAAGGATAAGGACGACCCAGCCACCAGTGGCGCAGGCGTCGGCGAAGTCACGCATGAGCAGGTAGCAGACGGCCTGGATGATGTCACCTGCGATGATGAGAAGATACCCAAGCGACATGATGAGGTCGTCATTTTCACTCAGGCCGTGCCGCCACTTCGTGAAAATGGTGTACCAGATCAGCCCACAGCCAGCCCAGCCAATGGGATACGCCACCAGTGTGAGGATGCTAGACGCCACGAGGCGTCACCTCCTCCCAGTGGATGCCGCAGAGGTCGAACATCTCCTTTGCCTGCTCGGGGTTGCGGTACGAGCCATACGGAGACGCGTACCACACGGCCTGGACCACTCCCGTGTTGCAGATCATCTTGGTGCAGGAGTAGCACGGCACGCTAGAGATATAAAAGGTACCGCCCGGCATCCGCGTGGAGTCCGCCTTGGCGATGCAGTTGATCTCCGCGTGGACGGACGGGCAGTCGGTGTACCCGGGCTCACGGTCGGGCGGGTCCTTGAAGGCACGTGGGCAATAGGCGATGCAGCCGACTTGCTCAAGCTCTTCCGGCCTAGCCATCCGCTGCAAGCTGAAGCCGGTTGGCGGCCCGGCATACCCGGTCTGCACAATCCGCTGGCTGGTGTCGACTGCCACCGCACCCGCACCTGAGGCACACCACGACCTCGCCGACATGATGACGGCTAGCTGCAGCCACGTCTCATCCCAGGTCGGCCTCATGGCACGTCAGTTCTGAGAGAAGCTGCTAGGTCCATCGATTACCTCGACCGTCATGGGGATGCCCAGCTTTGACGCCATGTTGTTGAGCTCGACGAGTACATGCTGGATCATCTGGTGAGGCTGGTCGAAGCCGGCGAAGGCGGCGCCGACCTCCTCACCGACGCCGAGGTCAGTGTCACCGGGGCTCAGCTGCATGACGAAGACGACGGCCCTGATGTTCGTCTTCTTATCAGTCTCGAGGCTGAACCCGAGATCATTGTAGATGCGGTTGATGGCATCCGACGCGACTCGCGTCAGCTTGGTTTTGGGGTCCTCATAAAACCCCGGCTCGATGTCTCTGGAATTTTCGTCCTTCACGTCTTCCCTTCCCTTGCCAAGCGAGTTTACCGGGCTTCCTAGCCTATCAGTCGTCAGCGGCGTCATCCCCGTACACCCGGCTGACCGTCGCCGCGGCATAGCTGCTGCTCGTCCTGACGAACTGGCGCTTCCAGTCCCAGTCATCCATGACGTATGACTGGAAGTCGTACTCCGACAACGTGAAGTAGTCGCGAGTGTGCATCTCCACCATGGCGATGATGCGGTCGTAATCCTTGGTGTGGTCCTGCGGCATCGCCAGTGAGATTTTGATGTCCGGCAGCCGGCCTGCCTTCAGCGCGGCAGTCTTCTCCTCGAGCCGAGCCAGGGCCTCAACGCGCCAGCCCTCCAGCGCCGCATCGAAGACGGTGCGGTGATTCTCTCGGTTCTCCCTGAGCTTAGTGAGCAGCTCAGCCTTGTTGACGGTGATCTCTTGCATCACGGTTCCTCTCCGAACCTGATGGGCTTGACGACACCCGTCTCAGCCCAGGTCTTGTAGACATCCGGCATGTTCTCAAGGATGGCAGCCCTGATCTCGTCGTCCGCCATCGCACACCCGGCGCAGATCTTGATGCTGCCACGCATCCTGATGATATCCGGCATCTCCTGTGCGGCATCAAACCAGACGAGGCAGCCACACCAGGCGCAAGGAGCCTTCTCGGACGTCTTGACAACGGCGTAGTGTGGCATGCCAACCGGCGCGCAGAACCGCAGCGCCGGCCTGCTGTCCTCAGCTAGAGCGGCCCACTCACTTTTACCCACTGCAGTCTTGCTCCTCTCGCTCTTGCTGCTCTAGCTCAGCTATCTCGCCGATCAGCCACGACATCCTGACATGCCGGTGCGCTCGTTTGAATGCGGCCCACCACGATATCGCGGACCCCGACTCACCACACCGGCACTCCCACCACCAGCGGTGCCTAGGTCGGTACACTCTCGCCTTGCATATCTCTGCGCCCAGTGGGCTTCCTGGTGGCTGCTCCACGTGATGCACCAGGCGGATCCGGTTGCCGTGATACCAGCTCCTGATCCGCTCACCTGATCCCATCAGAGCCTTGACAGTCATCACTTTCCCATCCATCCATCTGTCCTGCCCTGACTATATAACAGTCACTGCCCCTGGTGGCCTCGATCACGCATGTGTTTACAAACGGCCGTGGGTGTGGTAGATTTCAGAGAAAGGGAAGGGAAGGGAGGCTAGGATCAGCCATGAGAATTCCTGTCACCGACAGGCGGCTGGAACGCTTCGATGCGTATCTCAGCCGGCGGCCGGTCGGCTTCATCGGCTTCGTGCTCATCGTCTTCGGCATCTTGACAGCTGTGTCGCCTCAGCACCAGTACGTGGTCAGTACCGTCTTCCTCAGCGCTGGCGGTGCCATCGAGGTGACCGTCATCTCAGCCGAGCTGCTGCTCAGCTCACGCCGGAAACGAAGGGAACGAGAGAATGAGACTGAAGCCATCGGAGTCTGAGCTCAACAAGCTGACCGATAACCTGGCTCAGCGTCAGGTACTTAAGGCGTTTTGCGCCGTGCTAGGCCCCGTCTTGATGGGAAGCGGCCTCGGCCAGCTGTTTCACAGCAACTACGTCACAAGTGCAGTGCTCATCACGATCTCACTGCCGTTCATCTCAGTCACGGTGGTGTCGGCGCTGCTCAACAGGCGCCTGCGTCACAAGCTAGAGCTGATACGCCAGCAAGTCGGCCGCCTGGCAGCCACCGTCACCGTTCACCAGGTAGTATCCAAGCTGCAGCTCGATGCGAGCTGCACCGCATCCCTGGAAGGAGGCAGTGATGACAGCAGCTGAGCCATACGGCGAGCTGGTGGAGATGCTCAAGCTCGACCTGGAGGCACGAGGTGACATCTGGGACGAGGCACCATGCCTGAGCTTCCTGTACGAGGCTGACGATGGCTGGCGCATCTCCAAGATCAACCTGCCTGACTACATCTGGCACCCGAACCCGGCGGCGTCTCTCAGCCTCATGGCAGATGGAGTCGGGAGTGCCATGAGCCAGTCGGAGGGCCTTCTCGGCATCACACGCCGGATCCGTCCCACTGAGTGGCGAGGGATCGCCTTCTTCTCCGAGTCATGGATGGTCGAGCAGGCGAAGTCACCCGACGAGGAGGCCGACCCCGTCTTCATGGCGATGGCTGAGGCGCGGATGCTGCACCAGCACCCCGCTCGTGAGGAGATCCGCGCCTGGTGGGCGGCGCTCGCCGACGGCACCGCCATCTCCATCGCGCTGAAGCGTGCCAGCGGCGAGACTCACTCCAGTGTGTGGGCACCTGGAGCCGGTGACAAGGAGAAACCCAAGTACCTGGGCCGGATCCCACGATCGCTGCAGCAGCTCACGAGTGTGATGTCTCAGCCTTAGAGGTGTTTACAATGAGCACTCTAGCTGGTAGGATCACCTCAAGGAAGAGAAGGGAGAAGGAATGAGAGGACAGCGCACCACGGCTGCACTAGCCGGTGGCGCCTTCATCACACTGGCACTGGCAGGCTGCGGCGCCAGCCACTTGAACTACATCAAGCCGGGTGACCCCGTCATCGCCGCCTGCCAGCAGCCGGCGGTTGCGAACCTGGACGACAGCGTCCAGGCCATCGACAATGCGAATAACAACTCCGGCGGCATCAGCGGCAACGGCACCGGCCAGATGATGAGTGACGCGCAGGTAAAAGACCTGAAGGCAGGTGCCATCAGCCTGGCTCAGATCGCCGTCAAGGTGCGAGCTGGGCATCCCGGCTTCGCCGACAGCCTGCTCAATGAAGCACAGCAGTTCTCAGTAGCCGCCGCCAGCCCCACCGGCCTGACGACGAACACCGTTGCCATCGCGACGGACAAGTACCAGTCACAGATCGACAAGAGCTGCGCCTCCTTCACCGTGGGCACTCCGCCACCGCCCGGCAAGGCCGGTCCCGGTGCGGACTGGTCCTTGGTCTTTGAGATCATCATCGGTTACTGCGTCATGATCTTCGTCACCAGCTACCTGATCGCGGTCGGCGAGCGCGCCAAGCCGAAGAACCGGCGCATGGAGCCGTACGAGATCTTCTGGCTCAGCACCGTGTGGTGGGTGGCCTTGCTTATCCGCGCCGGTGTGATCTGGGGCCAGCTGATCGAGACGGCCACCAAGACTCCCGACGAGAAAAAGGAAGAGCGCATGAACGCGCTTGCCGCCGAGAACAGGAAGCTAGAAACTCGGCTGGCTGAGGCCAACGCCGAGATCGCCAAGTCACTAGAGCCGTGACATGAGGCCGTGCAAGAAGTGCAGTGGCGTCGCTTACCACTTCCTCACCTGCCCGCTGCTGAACCTGCGGCCCGGCTGGCGAGACCGCATAAATACCTGGACGGAAGGAGACACCGAGGATGACGGTGAACTCGGGCCAGCCGATGCCTGAGCAGCTCAAGGGATCAGCTAGACGTCAGTTCGGCCACCTGCTCGATACTGAACTCAGCCAGGAGGAGCTGGAGTTCCTCAACCAGAACGGTGACGTGATCTTCAAGGTCTTCCACGTGCTGGTCAACGGCATGAAGGACCTGTGCCCCTCCTGCATCGAGCTCATGGGCCTGATGACGGAAAAGGAGGATCTGGACGATGACGAGGTCAGGCGTTACCTAACCGACTGCGAGTGCGGTCAGGCTAGTGACGTGCTCGGCATCGCTGAGGCGCCGCTGTGACTGAGGTGAAGGTGCCGGTCTTCACCGACATGATCATCCCGTTCAGCAAGGTCGCACCAGGTGACCAGCTGCTGCACAACGACGTCTTCGTCCTCGTTGAGCTGGTGAAAACCACAGACGGCCAGCCGTGGGGTGACGGCATCTACACACGCGTCGACGTCGATTACCGCACCGATGATGGCCACCGCTACAGCTTCGACCGGCGTGATGACACCTTGTGCGCCGTGAGGCGGCAAGTCATCAGCCCGCTGACCTACGATGGGCTGCGGTCAATGATCGCCGAGGGCACGCACACCGCCTTCAGGAAGGCGACTGACCACGCACTCGCCATGCCCATCCACCGCCTTATTGGAGAACTCCCACCGGCGGAGTGGTCCAATGTGGTGGAGTTCGTCACCGACCCGATCTGGGGTGCGATGGTACTGGGCGTGGACCCGGGCAGCTTCGCGAGATCGCGTCACGCCAGTTCATGACTTAAGGGGCGACCTGCCCCAAGGGCCTGCAATTGTGGTATCATTCAGTTGCAGGGAAGGGAAATCAACGGAAAGGATGTGAGAGCTACTTGGGACTTATCGTACTCTGGGTCCTCATTGGCCTGGTGTTCCTCGGCGGTGTCATCGGCGCCTTCGTGTCTCAGGACTACAAGTTCGTCGGCGTCATCATCGCGGTTGTCGCCTTGGTCTGCGAGGTGCTGGCCATCGTCTTCGGGCTGATGACCTCCATTGGGTCCTCGGACATCGGGGTCGTCACCTCGTTTGGGAAGCCCGCGGGAGACCTCGGGCCCGGCGTGCACTTCTTGTCGCCAACGGCGAACGTCACCGTCTGGGACGGGTCGATCCAGAAGATCAACTACGGCCGTGACAACTGCCTGCAGGTGAAGATCGGTGGCGGCCAGAACGCGTGCATCACGCTCACGTTCACCTACCGTGTCAAGGGCAGCGCGGTGGACAACCTGTTCATCCACTACCGCACGCAAGACAACGTCAATGACCTGCTGGTGACACGTGAGCTGGATCAGGCCATCAACACCAAGCTGCAGGACTACTCACCGATCGACGAGGTCGCGAAGGGCTCGAAGAACCCCACCTCCATGGTGCCGTTCATCCAGCCCATCATCCAGCAGATGCAGAACGACATCGGCGGTGACATCGACATCAACAGCCAGTCGCTGGTGATGCCCTACGTCACCTTCGATGACGCGACCACGAACCGCCTGAACGCGTACCAGACGCAGAAGGTGGATACCCTGATCGCCCAGGAGGCCGAGGTCACCTCGGTCGCTCAGGCGAAGGCGCTGGAGAACCTGCAGAACAGCACGGCGAAGGACCCGAACGCGATTGCGGACTGGTGCTTCACCAACATCATGGCACCCGTCGTCAAGGCGGGCGGCAACCCGGCAGGCATCCAGTGCTGGCCGGGCGGCAGCTCCCCGAACGTCGTCATCAACCCCGGGAAGTAGCCATCGCGTAACGAGAGGCCGGGAGCCGTCAGGTTCCCGGCCTCTTCCACTTTCTCACTGCAGTAGAGAGGATGCTCGTGATTCAGGTCAGCCCCGTCGTCTACCTGGTAGCCAGCCCCATGGTCGACTATGACATGCTAGCCGCCTACATGGATGACGTTGGCGGTGCCGACTGGATCAGGCACCGCGGCGGCAGAGACGCGCAGGATCTCGTGGAGGCAGCCGGCCGGACCTGCTACCGCAGCTGGGCACCGGGCCTCAACCCCAACGTGAGCAAGGTCCGCTCAGACCAGGATGACTACCTCGAGAATGTGCTGGCTCAGTACCATGGCTCCGTCCTCGAGCACGCGAACTTCACCTTCATCTTCCACCAGGTCAGCCGAGTCTTCACTCACGAGCTGGTCCGCCACCGGGCTGGGACCGCCGTGTCGCAGGAGTCGATGCGCTTCGTCCGCCTGACTGAGATCCCCTTCTGGTTCCCTGAGTGGGCTCAGGAAGACAAGGAGCTCATGGGCCGGGCCCTGGTCATGCTAACTCAGATGGAGGAGTTCCAGCAGTGGATGTCCGAGCACTTCAAGCTGGATGAGCCGGGAACCAGCTTCCACGAGAAGAAGCTGAAGACCAGCTTCATGCGCCGGTTCGCTCCCGAGGGCGTCGCCAGCGATATCATGTGGACCGCCAACATCAGGACACTGCGCCACGTCATCGAGTCACGGACCGCCACCGGGGCCGAGGAGGAGATCCGCAAGGTCTTCGGCATGGTCGCCGGGATCATGAAAGAGGAGGCACCTGCTCTGTTCGGTGACTACGCGGTCAATGACGACGGCCAGTGGGTCCCAGCCTGGCGGAAGGTCTGACGTGGCACAGAAGCGACGCAGAGTTGACCGGATGCCACGTAGCCGTCGTCCGAGGCGACGTGACTCCGTGGGCCGGACATACCCGAGGGGGTGCCGGCGCGTGACTGGTTACGTAGTCGTGGTATCCACCATATTCATCATCCGAGCACTGCACAAAATCCTGCGGTACAATTAAGCCAGTAGGGAAGGAGAGGATTTGGCTGAGCTTGAGGTGCCAGAGCTGGTCGTGTCGTTCGCCAAGCGCGGCCACTGGCTATATCATGAGGTGACTGCCAGCTGCGGCACGAAGCTAGGTGCCTGGCAGTATGGCGACTTCGACTGGTGGCTGCGGCAGCGCAAGACCGCTGATGGCCTGCTCCGCTGGTGTGGGTATTGCTACCGGCCACCGTACAGGTGGTGGCACCTGCACACGACAGCCCCGGAGACGTGGGATATCAGCAAGCCCAGGGCTTGGTATGAATTCCGCGGCTGGCCTGCTGAGAAGGGGATGTGCACGCACCGGCGGCTGCTGAAGAACGCGATGCCACTGGCTGAGAAGGCGATGACCGAGTACGTTCTCAAGGCGCTGGCAAACATCTGACAAAAAGGAGGCAGAAGGAAATGCAAGTCAAGGTGATAAGCCCCGGCCGCGGTTTCACAGCCGGCGTCATCATCAGCAGCAAGCTGGTGCCCGTCTATGAGCCGAGTCCCGGAGACTACTGGGTCGCCGGGGTCGCCGGCGCCAGGTTCGCCATCGAGGTAGACAACCTCGGCAGCCGCGCCGAGGTCCTGTGCAGCATCGACGGCCGCAACACACTGAAGGATGAGGAAGCCAGCTGGGACACGAACCAGGGCCTCGTCATCCCCGCCTA